TTCATGGGGTCTTGCTAGATATGCAAGGTCAGTACAGGAGTCAGGTCTTGTTCCTATCATAGAACCAGAGGTTCTTATGGATGGTAGTCACCACTATGATAGAACTGCTGAAGTACAGGAACGTATTATACAGGAGACATACTTTGCATGTGAGAAACTAGGGGTGTATCTTGAGGGCACACTACTCAAACCATCCATGACATGTTGTGGTGCTGAGTGTCCTGAGAAAGTGACACCCAAAGACGTAGCAAGAAAAACTATTGAAGTGATGATGAAGTCTGTTCCAGAAGAGGTGGCAGGTATTGTATTCCTATCTGGTGGTCTAAGTGAAGAAGCAGCATCAATATATCTTAGCGAGATGAACAATGTGATTGTCGATACTCCATGGACAGTATCATTCTCATACGGTAGAGCATTACAACACTCATGTCTCAAGGCATGGGCAGGTGGTAACATACCAGCAGGTCAGGCAGCATTGATAGCAAGAGCACAAGCAAATTCAGAGGCAAGTAGAGGCATATATGTTCCTAACTCTCAACCATCTTCTGACGAGAAATTATTTGTTGCAGGGTACACCTACTAGGCATTTCTTTCGGCTAAGAATATGTGTTGATATCGTAACATGACCTCTAAATAATCAAAACTTAGGAGGATCATGCATCACAATCTAGTTTCTTACAATGAACTGGCAGGTTCATACGAAGACCCTCATAGTATGGAATTATTGTCAGAGTATTACGAGTGTCTCATAGAATGTAATGATGATCAGCACACATGCAAAAGAATATGCAAAGAAGTCTTGATGTAAGTATAAATACTTGCATGCAAGACAGCAAAGCAGCGAAAAAATTAATAAAAAGAGCAAAGAAGCATCCCAGTTTATACTCGACATCGGAAGTAATCTATGCTAAGATGATCAGGAAAACTATAAAACAGGATGAAACCAAGACAGAAAAAAAGTAGAACTTACTATTGGTTCTGGAGTGTAGCAACCATATCAGTTGTCTTAGGACAATTATATGTTGGTTCTGGATATCGTAGGATGTCTGAGTCATTGGATGCTATTTCTGCTGACATAAATTTACTTGTGGAAGTTCTCACTATGCCCACACCTAAAACTATGCCTGTATTGTAATGAAAGCAGTCCTTTGGTCGAAAGACAATTGTCAGTGGTGTGAGAGAGTAAGACAACTCTTTTCTCATTGCAAGATAGATTATCTTGAATACAAATTAGACAAAGACTTTACACGTAAGCAATTCTATGAAGAATTTGAGGAGGGTGCTACCTTTCCACAGGTTCAACTTGATAACAAACACATAGGTGGATGCAAGGACACACTACATTATCTACAGGAAAAGAATCTGATTTAGGTTCTATAAATAAAGGAGCAGAACTATTGCTGAGTAAAAAAACTCAACAACCAACGCTGCACAACTGGAGAAAACAAATGGAACAGGCAATCATTGCCCTGAGTGTCATGGTAGGACTACTAACACTCTCTCTTGGTGCAACAATTGGATATCTTATTCGTTGTTATGTACAGGAGACCACTCCACGATACTCCCATCCAGAAATGTTTGATGCGAATGGGAACCCATTGCCCGATGAAATTCTTGCTATAAGATTCGAGGGTGATCCAAATGAAAATGATGATGACTAATTCATGGCAAAATTACCTAACAATCCTTTAGTATCTGAACTATTCAGAGCAGTTCATGGTGCCAAGACTAAAGATAAAAAGATTGACTTATTGAAGGCACACAAACGAGATGATGTCAAAGCACTATTGATTTGGAACTTTGACAAAGGTATAGAGAGTGCAGTTCCAGAGGGAAGTGTGCCCTACAAACCTAACGAGTCACCTAAAGGAACAGCAGGTCATACCAGACTGGTTCATGAATGGAGAACACTCTACAACTTTGTAAGGGGTGGTAATGATAAGATCTCCAACATGAGAAGGGAGACTTTGCTCATACAATTACTTGAGTCACTTGAAGCAGAAGAGGCAGAGATTGTATGTTTGGTGAAGGACAAAGATCTTCAGAGTAAATACAGAATTACAAGAAACGTAGTGGAGGAGGCGTATCCAGAGATAAATTGGAGAGATAAGTAACAATTGATACACAATTACTTGCTAAATACTTGTAGATATGTTAGCATATCCTTACGTTCAT